TGATGAGTTTGGGAACACAGGCGATTGCTAGATCTTCGCCAAGCAGACCTTCGAGCTCAGTTTCTACCCTAGTCGGTGAAATCGGTATAGATGGGATGCCGGCGCTTAAACCGGCTCTCATCAAATCCCGACTTCAGGACTTCCGTTCATTGGGCAACGATTATCTCAATGTCCAATTCGGCTGGGTACCTTTTGTGAACGAACTCTTTTCCATTGCTGCTGCATCCGAGAGATCCGCTAAGGTTCTCAAAGATTGGAGGAGCAATTCGGGAAAGAACGTTCGCAGAAGGATGAAACTGTCTTCTGAGAGTGAGTCAACAGAAACTCTGTTTAAGACAGGGTGGCATCCGTCACCCTTTCATCCCTCACTCTTCACCAATGGGTCATCTCCCCTGTACCTTACCTCCACTCGTAAAATCGAGAGGTGGTTCTCGGGCTGCTTCACTTATTACCTTCCCGTACCCGAAAGTACGTATGGTAAGATAGTCGAAGCTGCTCGAGATGCAAACAGAATGTATGGAGTAATTCCTACTCCATCAACTCTGTGGGAGTTGGCCCCTTGGACGTGGGCAGCCGACTGGTTCGGAAACATTGGCTCAGTGATGAGCAATTTCTCCGACTTCTTGACTGCCGGGCAGGTCGTGAAGTGGGCGTATGTAATGGAGCATGCTCTATTACAGAACACCTACACCCTGCCAGGGTGCGTGACTCGCAGTCACGGCCCGTTGCACTTGACTCAGACTTTTGGTATCGAAACCAAAACGAGAGTTGGTGCATCACCCTTCGGATTCGGATTGACCTGGAATGAGTTTTCCCCATACCAGCTATCAATCCTCGCGGCGCTCGGCATCAGCCGAGCGTAACACCATTCAACGCAGGAGCATCTCATGGCTTACTCTGACCCTCAGACCGTCACGATCAACGCGGTCGCGAATGTCCTTCCTCGTACGAGTTCCGGAACGAATTCCGGAGCTTTCACGAAGGATGATGGCACGGTCAAGCTGACCGTTTCCCATCAATACGGCAAACGCAACCGTCGGATGGTCCGTCTGGACCACTCGAAGATCGCGTCGGATCCCTTCGTCGGAACCCAGAATCAGAAGTACACCGTCTCGGTGTACTTGGTCGCGGACTTGCCGCCAGCTGGCGGCTACACCCTGACCGAGCAGAAGCAGATCGTCGACAGTCTTGTCGCGTATCTGACTGCATCCTCTGGAGCCCGAGTCACCCAGCTTTTGGGTGGGGAGAACTGAGAGTCAAGCCATGCAGGATCGCTCTACCCCGAAATGAGGAGAGCATGAAAAGCCTGATCGAGCTCTGGCGTGTCGTGGCATTTGAACTTGCCGCGATATGTCACACGAGTGCCCGCAGAGACCTACTTACTGTCTCTGCGCGGTGTCGAAGCGAAGGGTTATCGTTTCTCACGATAACGCTTCCAGCCTTCGGAGCTGCCTTTCAACAGGCATTAGACTCCGGACAGCTGGAGCCCTCGTCCTTTGAAGGCTTTGCCTTCAAAGGGTGTCTCCCCCGATTCCTCGGAGGTTTCACTGGACTTGTCTTCGACGCTGAAACTGGCGTCCTACTCGATGAACCGAGCGTCGAGGCCATCTACTCCATTCGTCAACTTACGTTGATGTTTGGGAAGATGCTCCTCGACTGTACAGACAAGAGAACTGAGAAGGCTCTTGATCGGTTCATCGAGTGCGAACAGGAGGTGCGCAAAGCGGACCAGTCAATGGTCCCATTTTTATGGGACTTTTCAAAAGGCTGTCCGTCTTGCTCTGGGCCAACGTTCTTTCCGCAGTGGACGAAGATGTCTACTACGGTCGAATCGTTCCCAAACACGGCCCTGGTGCCACTGCTGATAAACTTACGGGAAACCGTAAGTTTATCCAGACAGAATGGACCAAGCGGCTCGAGGAGGTGTTCCCTTGTGGGGAGCATCTCATTCCAAG